ATCTTGTTAAAGGTGAAGCAAAAGTTATCTTGTTGTTGTAATTTTTGTGTAGTAGCAGTTTTAATTGTAAGTGGATATTTAACTCCACCATTATATAATAATGATGTATAATAACATTGTAAAGATTCTGTCCAAGCCGTATCAGCTGCACCACCGCCTGAACCTTTGCCGCCTCCAAAATCAAGGTCTTTTAAAAACTTACTTATTCTTTCTACTTTTACTTTTTTACCAGCATCAATATAAGACAACTCTACTACACTTGCTTCTTTAGATAATTCTTTGCCTAATACTTTCGTACCATTGTCATTTGAGCCAAAGACGAAAGGAAGACCTTTACTGATTTTTGTTTCAGCAATCTGTGTATAAGTTGAGCCTTTATAAGGCCCACCACTTGCTTTCTTTTCTGCGCCTGTGAAATTTCCTGGTGATAACTGTGTCATACTGCTATTTATATACTAACAGTACCGTTTTGTCAAGCGTTATTTGGAGGGTTATTTGTCAGAAGTTCCCTTGAATACTAGTGATACTCTAAACTTATCTGTTTCAACTGCTCTTGCAACATGAGGTATTCTAGCGTCAAAAACTACAACACGGCCTGCTTTTGGCCAATATGATTTAACGATATTCATATCAGGACTTCCTGCAAAACCATATGGTGTATTGATTGCCAATGCTCTCATTTCATCTGTAAGATTAGGTGTCCAAAACTCTATTGTGCCACCATCATCTGGATGCCAATCGGGTGTCAGATATACAATTACAGTATATTGATTTCCTGTCCAGCCATCCAAATGAATACCGCCCGATTGTCCTGCATAATGTCCATTTAAATAATGTCGAATTAATTTTAAACCAGGATTTACTTTGTCCCAAATTTCTTGTACCCAATCCTGTTCGATTTCATAATCAACTCTTTCAGTATCACTACCACCTAAAGTAATATGTTTATAACCAGGTGTCTTTGCTTCTTCTTTCATTTCTGGTGTTGAATACCATCCGTCTTGCCATTTCAGGTTCATAGCAATATCGTAATATCTTTTTATATCTTCTTCTGGTATAGTACTATCAGAGGCCTGAATAATTTTGTGAAAATCACCACCTGCTAATGCTAATGCAGGAAAAGTATATTTCTTATCTGTACCTGGTTGTGTTATTTCCATCATAGTGCCTTCAGGTAAATCCTTTGCTTCAACTTTGGCAGCTGTTTCTGAACTGTTTATACCTGTTCCTTCTAACGCAGAATTATCGCCTTCATTTACTTTACCCATATCAACTATTTTTGCCATTTTGAATCCTCTTCTTTTTTTCTTGTTCTTCTTCATACAATACCATAGTAATTAAACTATATATTGCCATATCCATTAGAGTGTCTTTAATGTTTTCTTCTTTGAATTTAAAGTCACCTTTCTTTATAAAATTACTAATACGAGCATACTTATCGCCCATACGAATAACAGAGCCCTGCCATGCAGGTATGCCTGACAATTCAGATAATCTAAAGTTAGCAAAAATATCCTCATTTGCGCCATAATCATGCCGTTTCTGGTCATGCAGTTTCTTTATTACCTCTATGATTTCATAAAATCGTTTGCTCTGTACATTCATTTCATATTGTCCCTAATGTTAAATGCTTGACCATACCACCAAAAGGCGCCCATTGTTTATGTTTATTTTGAAAGTCAGCAATTTCTTTTGCTTTATCTTCAAACACCTGTTCAGTAATAATACTTCCTGTTGGGCGTTCAATGACCAACCATCGGACTTGGTCGTTTCGCTTGCTCATCTTTACTTCATAATGAAAATTGCTGACCTTCTTTCTAATAAACATTTATTCTAATGTTGTTTTTGCTTCTTCTTTAACCTCTGCGTCCTTAGGCAAATTATCTGTTAAGTATTTACTATGATACTCAACAATAATTTTACAGTTATCAAATTCAGCTTGCAACTGCCTCATTCTATTCTGATGATTTTGAACTTGAACAACAGAATTTTTTATCTTGTCGTCAAGTTTAGTTTCGTCATATTCTTTGCCGTTAATGCTTATCGCCATTGTTTTTACTCCTTATTATATTATTTCAATGTCTGTTGCTGTTTGCTTACCGCGCTGTTCAGTAAGTTCGTATTTAATTGATTGTCCAACTTCTAGTTGTGATATGTTTGCTTGTTCTAATGCTGAAATATGCAAAAATGCATCTTTACTTCCATCATCAGGCGCTATAAATCCGTAACCTTTTTTAGGGTCAAACCATTTTATTTTACCGTGTGCCATTTAATCTCCTTTCTATATTTTAAAGTCAGAAAACTGACCTAGTTGTTTAAATTTGTTACCTGTTGATAAAGAGTCCTCTTGACCACTTTCAACTAAATCCTCTTGCGCTTTTTGTTCTACATCATACAAACGCATTTTGGACCTATCAACCCCAATAATAAATTTTCGATTTATCGTTGGGTCATTGTACCTATTCTTTAATTGTTTGACCATTATCTGATTCTTTTCTTCTAGTTCCTCAGATGAAATTAATGCAAACATAAAGTCTGCTGTTGCAGGAAGACCAAAACTTTCTGATGTGTCTTCCAAACCAACATCACTACTAACAAAACCACCCCTTGTGGTTTGTGTAGCAGAAAATATTGGTATATTATATTCAACTGCCATGCCACGCAACTCCTCAGCAATTGCTTTTATATATGTGTATGAATTAACACTAGCGCCTGCCTTAAATCTTGACGAGGAACAAATATTTAGATAATCCACAAACACTATATCTGGTTTAAATGATTTCTTCAATGCTAATTCACTTAATAAATTTTTAAAATGCCCTACATGAGCAGAAGCTGTTGGGTACTCTTTAATAATTAATTGTCCTGTTGTTTTTTTTTGTAATTTATTTATCTTTGTTTCATACATTTGATAGGGTAATTCTTCTAAATCACTCATACCAACATTTAAAAGATTAGCATCCATTCTTTCAGCAATTCTTTCTTCTGCCATTTCTAATGTGATATACAATACATTTTTGCCTTGCAATAAAATAGAAGAAGCAATAGATGTCATAAACATTGTTTTACCAACACCAGTTCCTGCCAAACATATATTCAAAGTTTTGGATGGAATACCACCTCTTGTTATCTTGTTGAAAAATTCTAAATCTAATTCTAACCGTTCTTCTTTTCTTCTATAAAAATCATATCGTTCTTTTGATTCTAGTAAATAATCATGACCAACCTTTTGGTCAAATGAAACCGACAATGCTTGAGATAGCATTTCTGGAAGATATTCTGGACTATGTGATTTATCTTTACCATCTAGGATTTGAATGCCGCCAAGAATTGCATTATGTATTGCTCTGTCTTTACAAAACTTTTCTGTTGTATCAATTAGCCAATTAAAATCTACCTTTTCTGAATTAAGTGTAGCAATTATATCAGTAATCTTTTTATATTCATCTTCATTAATCTTGGTGTTAGAATTAATCTCAATGGATAATGCTTCTTTTGTTGGAAGATTATTATATTTATTAACAAACTTATAAATTTCTGTAAACAATAATTTCTCAAGCCTATCAGAAAAATATTCCTCTTTGATAAAAGGTAAAACTTGCCGACAATATTTTTCATTGTGAATTAAGTTTTTAAGTGCCGTTCTTTCAATTCTTTCCATCATACTCTATTCTCATACGCATTTAAAAACCCTACAATTTTATTCAATTTAAAGCCTTGTGACCATGCTCCTCGACTTATTAAACTTTTGTGCCAACTGTTATAAGATATATCGTGTATATTATTCATATGAAATAAAGTTAGACAGTTTGCTGTATGCATATTACCTTCTTCATCTTCAAGAATATAAATTTTTGCATACCCATTTTTATCAAGTTGTCTTTGTAATTTTTTCCTTCTCATATGTGTCGACCCTAAAAATTAAGCAGCTGCAGCGGGAGAAAACCTTAAAAACATCAAATGGAGATTCAAATGGAGTTTCATGGCTTCACCTTGTATTGGAAATGTTTTTTAATTTGGTTTTTGGTTTTAAAGAGATTATCATATTTCAACTCTTTACAATACCATCCCATCTTTTTTTCTGACCAATCTAAAGTCCAAATTCTAGGACCTTTAAAAACACATATTGTTTTAGGTTCAAATGGAAATCTGTTTGGTTGTTCTACAACATTAATTGGCGTCTGCATTTTTTTTCTCTTTCAATTCCTCATCCAATAACACAACTAATACATCACCAATATGATTAATAAATTCTTGACTATCTGTATCTGCTTCAATCTTGTTTTCAATAATTGTATAATCAAACTTCATGGGTAATTGACCATCAACTGCTTCCGTTTCAGGTGCAAATCCTACATTACCATATTTATATACTATACTCGCAAACGGACCACTAATCAATTTAAGACCTGTAAAATCCTCACCATGCTTTTCTACAAAAACATAATCTTCTCGGTGTTTAGGACTGGTTGTTTTGTGTGGTTTCGGGTATTTCTGTTTCAATTACATCTCCATATTTAAATTCTTTTTTACACGCCTCATCTAGTTTCTCTAATATTTCTGGTGTAAAATATTTTGTTGGGTTATTATTAATAGTCTTACCGAAAGTTTTTGAACCATCTGGCAACTCAACTCTTGTAGAAACTGATTTAAATATATCATATTTCAATGCTAAATCTAATAGGCCATAGTATCTATCTAAGCCTTTGTCATATGTTAATCTAACATCTACTACTTTATTCTCTTTTGTTAGTCTGGATTTGTAATTTTTGCAATGAATAATATTACCAATAATTTCTGTTCCTTCTTTTTCTTTTCGTCTGGATAAATAGATGATGGAACTAGCCGCATATTTGAGACCAGAACCACCTCCCATTTCTTTTCTAGGGAACATACTACCGACAACATCATAAGTGTGGTTAGTTATTACGAGAGGAACTTTTGCTTTTCCTAACTTTAAGGTGAGTACTCTAAAGGCAGCTTTTACAATTTGTGCCCTTGTCATATCTCTAGTTTCTTTACCTGCTTGTGTATCTTCCATTTCTTTTGTGGTCGATAACATACCTAAACTATCCAATATAAGCAATATTGGTTGTCTATCAGCAGGATCCTGTGCAATGTACTTGTCTAATACTGTAATTGCTTGGTATCTAAATTCTTGAACTGTTGTTACTGGCATAATAACCATACGGTTACTGTCAATATCCCTATCTTCTATAATCTCTTTTGTAAGTGCTGATTCACTTTCAAAGAAAATAACTCCGCCAGTTGGATTTTTGTCAAGGAAGTGTCTGCACATACCTAAAACAAAGAAAGTTTTGCCTGTTGCACTTTCTCCTGCAAGAGCTGTTATTTTGTTTGAAGGTAGTCCATTATAAATACTACCCCCTAGTAATGCATTAAAAATATATGAGCCAGTATCAATAAAAGAATCAACATCTCCTGCTGCTCCGTCCGATACTAGACTTGCATATTCATTACCAGTTTCTTTAATTATATCTTTTAAAAAATCAGTAGTCATTATCTATCTCAACTTTGTATTCTTCACAATAATTCTTATCTGTATTATATTCTTTGAAATTATTAGCATAATCTTTTTCTCTTTGTTTTCCTCCTGTCATTCCATCAGCATAAATGGAATGGAATTTCCATGAACCAAACAAAGGTAAAGTCATACCTTTTTCAATTTTATTTCTTCTATAAACTGTAATCATTATACTATATATGTCTCCTTATGTCAAGCTAAAAAATCGTCTAATGTAGCCTTTCTTGAATGTTTAAACAAATCAATTTCAGGTCCAAAACACCACACATTTTCTATAAACATTTTGGCCATAAACTCATTTAATTCTTCTTTTGTCTTATATTGTGCTCTACCTTGTGGGCGTTGCATAATTCTCATACCGATTTGTCCAAGAAACTTATCTTGAAACTTATCAACTAATTCATCACTAGAACGATAACGAACACCGTGTATTTTTGGG